GTTCCTGCAAAACGCCTACGAGCGTCGGTCCGCCGGCATGCGTCACCCGCTGTTCTACGGCGACGTGGGCATGTGGGCCGGCATCCTGATCCGCCCGCTTAACCGTCTTGCCATCCGCTTCGCGGCCGGCGAGTCGGTGGCCATCGACACGGGTGGCGCCAACGGCAAAACGTTCACGGCGAGCACGTCAGCCGCTGCGGTTGCGCTTGACCGCTGTCTGATCGTCGGCGCCCAGGCGCTGCTCAAGTGCTACGGACAGCACCAATCGTCCGAGTATTACTACTCGTGGCACGAGGAACTGGTCGACCACCAGAACGCGGTGGAGACCTCCGTGGCCATGATGGGCGGCGTCGCGAAGACGCGCTTTCAGGTCTATGACGGCGTCGCGAACGTTGACGTCGATTACGGCGTAGCGGTACTGGATAGCTACGCTCCCGATCCGACAACCGCAGCCGGCAAGGCGCTGCTCGTCTAACGCCAACCCAAGGAGATAAATCATGGCTGCCTATACCGCAGATAACTTTCTGCAACTGCCCCACAACGGGGTGTACGGCAACAAGTCAACGCAATACGGGGTCTACACGCTCGGGACCGGGAATGCCCAGCTCGACACAATCGATCTGGTCAAGATCCCCGGCGGTGGTCGCATCACGAACGGGTTCATCGCTGTGGCTACGGCGGTGACAACCGCCACCGTTGCCATCGGCGTCCGATACGCAGATGGCACGTCCACCGGCGGGACGACGGGCACGGCTGTTCTCGCAGCAGCGCTCGTTTTGACCGCGGGCTTGACCCAGCAGGCTCTCAACAACTTCGTTCCGTTCATCAATGATGTGGACACCATCGTCTATGCCACGCTGATCTCGCCCGGGTTTGTCTCTGGCGCGGGCATTGCGCTGGTCGGCGTTGTGGATTACATCGCCGAAGGGACAAAGTAACAAAGGGCACTACCGGCACCACCCCGGACTCGAAAGGGTCCGGGTTTTTTCAGGAGCGACTGATGCGAAAAATCGTTTACATCGGAACGAAAGAGCAGAAGGGCGACAACGTCGCGCAGACCGGTCTGGTTTGGACTCGTGGTCAGATCCACGAGGTGCTCGACGACAAGAAGGCCGATAAACTGCTGGAACATCCCCACGTCTGGGCCGATGCAGAATCGAAGTACGAGATGGTTCCCGAAATGGCGCTGGTCCCGAAAGAGGCGCCCGCGCCCAAGGTCAGCCTGATTGTCGAAGGTCAGCCACTGCTTGACTACACGCTGAGCGTGGATGCCGACGTGGTCACGCAGTTGAATGCCGGGACGCTCATCGCTGTGTTCATGTCACCCGTTGATGCCGATGATTTCGATGCTTGGAAGAAGCTCGAAGCCTTCACGGCACCGAAGAAAACAGGCCCGAGGCCGCAGGACAAAGAGACCAAGGCTGGTCTCGATCACGGTAAGAAAGCGGCGTAATGAGCACGCTCCAGGATGTCGTCAGCCTCGCGCGGATCGACCTCAACGACGCGACGACGAACCCGTCAAGCGGGGACGCGGTCACGCCGCGCTATCCTGACGCAGACCTGCTGAAGTTCGCCAACAACGGCATCGCAAAGGCCCTGGTCATGCGCCAGGACCTGAACTTTGGCAACTACGCGAATGCGTATACCGACCTGACCTTGACCGACGCCTTCCCGCTGCCGATCGAATACCGGCCGGCGATCTCGGCTTACGTCGTGGCGTGCAACCAGAGCGGGGACGATGAGTTCGTGCTGCAACAGCGCGCGGAAAAGTCGATGCAGGACTTCATGCGTAACCTTGGGATGGGATGATGCAGAAATACCAGGACGTCATCATCGCCGCCGGGCTGCCGGTTTCTGGTGCTTCGGTGCTGGTGCGGCCGACCGGGGTAACGACATCGACCTCAGTCATCTACTCAGATTCAGGGACCACGACCAAGACCAATCCAACGACCACGGATGGCAATGGCCGGTTCACGTTCTACGGGGCCAACGGCCGCTATGACCTGGTCTACAGCGGCGGGACTCCCACCATCACGCCCGGAACGATGTCGGATGTCATGCTCGAAGATGTCCCGCTGTCGAACTTGTCTGAACTCAGCACGGCGTCCGCGGCGCGTGACAATATCGGCCTTGGAAGTGCGGCGGTTGTTTCGACCTCGACGCTGCTACAGAAAATCAATGACCTGTCTGATCTGGGCACGGCATCGAATGCGCGTACCAATCTGGGCCTCGGGTCAGCGGCTGTTGTTTCGACTTCCACGTTCTTCCAGCGCAACAACAACCTCTCCGACGTAACGAGCACCGCCTCCGCGCAAGCGAACCTTGGATTGGTGATCGGCACGAACGTCCAGGCATTCAGCACCGGCATCGTGACCTCGACTGGCACGAACACGTTCTCCGCGGCCCAACGCGGTGCTGTCGTCGCTCTTGCAAGTACCGGCCAGATCGCGCCGAATCTTGGAGCGGCGAATAACTTCTCTCTGGCGATGACCGTCAACACCACCCTCGCGACGCCAACCAACATCGTCGCCGGTCAATCAGGTCGCATCGCCATCACCCAGAATTCGACGGCGATGACGCTGGCCTATAACTCGGCATTCTGGAAGTTCGCGGCTGGCGCCACGGCAACGCTCTCCACAGCAACCGCAGTCGGGACCGTTGACGTTCTTCGCTACTACACCATCACCTCGACCTCGGCCGAGTGTGAAATGCGCAATGGTGTGGCATGACGATCGTCGTCCAGCTTGCCTCAACCTCCACCTCCCACCTCTACAGCACCGACATTCTCAACTGGGTCATGCCCGATGTGCCCATGGCCCCAGTGGCTTTGGTCAACAACGCGATCCGGGATGCGGTGATCGAGTTCTGCGAGCGCACGCTGCTGTGGCGGCAGGAACTGCAGCAGATCCTCGTCCTCGGGCCGACATCGACCACGACGGCCGCGGCGGCTTCCACGGGCGACACCAGCATCACGGTTGCCGACATCACGGACTTCGACGACGGCGATACCATCACCGTGGACCTGACTGATGGTACGCGCTGGCGCGGGCACGTCTCGGGAACGCCATCCGGTGTCACCATCGGCCTTGACGGTGCGCTCAACAACGACGTGGACTCTGGGGCGACGGTGACGAAGTTCGTGGATCTCTATCCCATCACCGTCCCGTCCGGTACCGCGATCGCCAAGGGACTCAAGGCATGGCTCAACGATAACCCGATTGATCCGATCTCGCCGGATGACCTCGATAACGAGTTCAACAACACGACCTTCGGCTGGGTCGGCGTCAACTGGCGCACCGACGTCAACCTGCCTTCGCGCTGGTACATGCCCGACGACACCACGGTAGGGCTCGTCCTTGCTCCATCAGCCGGCGGGAATCTGCGCATTCAGGCTGCGCTGAAGCCAACCAGGGCAAGCACCGTCTTCCCGCAATGGATCTTCGAGCGCTACATCGAGACCATCGCTCATGGAGCCAAGTGGAAGGTGATGACGATCCCGAAGAAGCCCTACAGCGATCCGGCGGCCGGGTCGTGGCACGGCGATATGTTCAACAGCCTGATCGGTGAAGCACGGGTCCGAGCGGCGCGAGGGAACACGCGGGCGCCGCTGCGTAATCATACGGTTTACGGTCTTCGCTGATGGCTGCATTTACTCCAGACCCCGAGCGTAGAGATGAGTTATTCGGGCAGATACGCGAAATGCGCAAGGACAGTATTGCGATGCGGCGCTCGATAGATTGCATGTATACGGGCATGACATCCTTCCGGGAGAAGTACGCGCCGATGCTCGACGAAATGATGGAAACGCGCAGACGGATGACGGCACTGCGCTGGGCAGTTTATACGGCTGCGGCTGTGGGCGGACTTACCGGACTATTTCTGTGGCTGAAATTCGTCGGTCTGTTGATGTGGGAATGGGTAAGGAGGCAGTCATGAACCTCGTCGAACTCGCCATCGTCTGCGTGCTCGGGCTGTATGCGCTCGAAGTGAGGGCGGATTGCGCGGAGGATAACTGGGATGCGTGGAAGGTCGGCAAGGGGCTTCAGCAGGGGCTCAGCAAAGGCCGATTGCTGCAACACATGAAATCGAGCGCGCACGAACTGACACCGGAGCGGATGCAGGCTATTCGCGCACTCGTCGAGGATGCATACCTCTACCAACCTGCGCAGGCGGAAGCGTGGTGGAAGCTGCA